CTCCCAAATACAAATACTGCTGTACTCATTGTTTTCTAGCCCATCCGCCAAATGTTCTTACTTCTGCATCAGCAACTTGAGTGATGTAGGTTGATAATTCTTCGGCAGATTTCCAATGTTTGTGTGGAATTCTGCCCAATCTTGGAATTACTGAATCCTTTACCCAATCTGCTTCTCTCTTTGCCGTATTAAAGGTATGTATCTTCTCAATTTTAATTTCATTTACTACTTGCTCATCCCATGCATTCCATTCTGATAGTTCTGAATCACCACCCACCATACGACCAGATGGATGTTTAACTGCTAACGTTCCTCTTCTAACAATATACCCATGAACTTTACCTTGAATATCATTTTTGTGTTTCTTGAGAATTGCAGCTACACCATCAATATAATCTGCAATTACCAAAGACATCTTCTTACCCGCTTTGGCTGGGTCAAACTTTGTTAGCAAGTCTGTTTGTAATTTGTACCAAACACCTATTCCTATCTCTGGTACTGTTTTTAAGTATTCTTTATTTCTTGGATCATGTTTTATTGCAAGGTCTATCACCATCTTTTCAAATTCTGGATGCATTTTTTCGTCTGTGTCGATGTTGTGTAATTCAACCCACCTTCTACCTGCCTTGTCTGGCATACTCAATATATCATTTTTACTTGACATGAGTATATTTGCGTCCAATTCTGCAACAACTCCCCCTTCAGTTTTTATTCCTTGATCTATATAATCAGCATTCATATTAAAAAAGGCAGAGATTGATTTTTTCTTATTCTGTAATTTTTTCAAGTTCCCTAAACCAACTCCATTTGTAACATGAAACACCGTTACTCTTGGTAACTGTACGTTGAAGATCCATGTCATCATTTTTGATGATAATGGAATTTTCATATTACCAGTTTGTCCAAAATCAAATATCATCTTGGAAGTACTTTGCTGCCAAGCGACTCCTTCTTTTAGATGTTGTTTTAGATGTTGTTGAAATGATTGCATTAGTTCTTTGTCCTAGTAATGTAATCTGCTAAATCTCCATTATCTGTATAAAGTTCAATTGGAAATCCTTCTATATCATCATCTTGCCGATATTTTGGAAAAAGAACTTCTTGAGTCACATGAACTTTCTTAATCTTAAAATTATTAACTACTACTTCATCCCATAATGCGAAATCTCCACTATCTGGATCTTGCATAAGTTCTTTGTCAAATGCATAATCAGTAAATATAGATTTCAATGGTTTGGAATGTTTCTTCATGATCTTTTCCATTCCATCAAGATAATCTTTGATAATTAGAGATTTAGTTTTTCCTCCAGTTGACCTACCTATCTGCATCCAATCGAAATTAAGTTCTGATTCAGTTGGTTTATATGAACTAGAATCACTTGGATCATCATCATATTTTACAGTAATATCTATCATCATTTCACTTATATCACGATACATTCCGCCGAGTTGAGATTTGCCTCCCAATCCATTTCGACTTTTTGAGTCAACAAGTGTACTCCAAACTAACCATCTTCTTCCTTGCTTGTCTGGTTGACTTCCAATATCATCTGGAGCTGCAGCTAAAACATCTGCATCCATTTCTGCAATATATCCTCCGTGAGTCTGAATTCCATCTCCTATTGATGATGAATTTATATTATAAAATGCGGAGACTGATCTTTTCCCACCTTGCATTCCTTTTAATTTTCCAATACCATCTAAATCAGTTAAATGGAACACTCTTGAACGAACTGGTTCTGGCCATATTCTCTTGAATATAGACGGGGATAGTGGAATCTTCACATCTGCTAGATCAGCTCTCGGTAAATCAAACAACATAGTAGACACACTCTCTGTCCACGCCGGTGCTTCTGTTAGATACCCCTTAAAAGATTTCACTATGCTAATACACCCTTATGATCTCTTGTTGTAAGTTTAAGTTTCTTTTGAAGTTTTATAGTCTTTGTTCCCCACGAATCATCATCATATACAGCCGGTGGTTGTAGTGTGGGGGTATTTCCTTTTTTGTGCATCTTCATCCAGAGATCATTATATCGTTCTTGTTCTTTTTTAGACCAACCACCTCTACCGGCGGCCTTCATACCAAGATCTTCTAGTTCTTTTACATCTGGATCTTCCTTTTCTTTTTTGGAAAACCAACCTTCTTGCCAAATTTTATAACTCTTCATTTGATAACCTTTCCTAAATTTTTATAAAGCCCATTCAATTTTCTTTCATCACCCTTTTGAAGAGCTTGAATCATCTGTTTAGTAATGTCTTGTATTAGTATGATTATGTTTTCCGGTCCTTCTTCAAGACTATTGTATAATTTACCTCTTCCACCTGCTGCTTTTTGTGCTGCCTTTGACCACATACTTTTAGGATTACCTTTTTTTGGTATTCCACACATTTTTTTATGTCTATCACGCATAACCTTCGATCTTAACTTCTCTAATGGTATACCACACATATCACCCTCTTCAGAAATCAGAGCCATATCATGAGCTAATTTTTCTTCTTTTGAAGTCTCATACAAATCTGCATTTGCTTGTTTAAATTTTTTCATTTGTCTTTTCCTTGCTTACTGGCCAGTTTGTACAATAAGGATGTTCTGGATCATGTCGTTGTTCATATTCATCTTCGAAATGGTCATAACCAAGTTGAGGTTCGTGTCCTTCATGATAGTCCTTCTCAACTTCTTTTTCCACTATTTGTCCCAGTTCTTTGATGCGTTAAAGTTTTGCATTGAAAATTCCATTCGGTCAACTAACTTGACCGCCCCACCCTTGAGGTTGTCTATGGCGACAAATCCTTCTGGTGCTGTTACTCTATATCCTGTAGATGTTCTCATCAATGTTTTTATTCCCTTGACCTTCTCCAATTGACGAATAATTATCAGTTTTGCTTCAATAAGTAAATTTTGCATTGCAAATATCTTAACAATTTCACTTGAATTCGCCCTAAGAAACCCCACATATCTGTCCATCACATCTTTTTTGTTTTTCTTTGTCTCTTCTCTTTTTACCTTATCAATATCCGCCTTCAACTTGTCATATACAAATGCAATCAATCCTGCTGTATGTCTCTTCACATCCTTAATAGGTTCTCCTTGTCTTACCATCTTATTAGTATATGCCTTTACTAATTCACTTGTTTGGTCATCATCTGCGATCATTCCTAAAACATTAGAATTTAATTTCTGGAATAATTTTCCGGCTTTACTTAGTATTGCTGTAACATCTGTAGTTTGTTTCTTTGTCATAGTAGCACTTCCAGATTGATCTTCAAATGATGCATCTGCTTGCCATACTGAACTAGTTTCACTAAATGCGCCTGAACTTACACCAAAAGAGGCGGTCATGTCCTCCATCGTATCGCCACTATAAGTGGTATGCCATACGATTCCCATATTAGAGGACAAGATTTTCGCCGCCAATTTAGACTTTACAGGTATTGCATAAACGATTGTATTTGGTTGAAAAGTAATATAAGGTTCGTTATCAATCGTTTCTCTCTGTAAATCATCTGCTGTATACATCATGTCACCCTGTAAAACACCTTTTATGTTTACTTTGGATAACTCATTGAATGCAACTTTAAGTTTTGATGCTAACCCTCCAGAATGATTTGTAGTTATGTCTGCTTCATTATAATTTATCTTTGCGTTCTTGGCGAATACTCCTTTTGTTCCTACGAAAAATTTATCATTCTCTGGATTATAGCCGGCGAACACTGCTGGTGCTCCGTCCCATTTTACGGTTACGTTAACGGAGGAATCAGAGTTTCCGGCTAACATATCTCTTAGACCTTGAAGGAAGTTTATTGCTCCCCTTGTTCCTTCTACCCCATGATTCAACACCTCATCTTCAAGGTGCTCCATGTGGAGATTCTTTTGTTCAGTTAAAAATGAGGCGAATGCAAACATTAGACAAAATACGGGTTAGATATTGATGTTACTTCTGGTTGCCATCCAAAAATTTTCTTAATCCACACAAAACCTTTCGCTAGCAGTGCAATGATTTTACTAACAACTTTATTCCAAAGAATTTCTAGTACTTTTAGTGCTTTTTCTTTTACCCAATCAA